GGTTACAAGGATAAGATGGATCCCGAACTGATCGAAACGATTCAAGGGGTCGTTATTGAAATTTGGCGCGTTAAGAGTGAGTTGGAAAAGAATAATACCACCTACTACCGGAAATACCTCAATCATTTGCGCTCTACCCTGGCACAATTGCAATCTGTGGCCGTCTATTACCGGGAGTGGTCCAGTATTGAAAACCTGATTGTATTGGGGGAGAGCTACATCAAGCAGATGAAGCGCGACCTGCCGCCCCTGGTATTTCAAACCTCCATCATGTGTAAGCGGGTCACCAAACTGAAGTCCGGCTTTTATCCTGCCCTGAATGAGGAAGTGCATTACTATTCAGCCTATGATAACAGTTACCTGGATAGCCTGGATTATAACATCAAGAAAGCCCAGGATGAAAGCTGCCAGCAGGATGGTGACCTGGATCGCAATACACCAATAGCCATCGCCTTTGATTACAATGCCAACATCAACTGGTTGGTAGCCGGTCAGCAACATGGCATTGAGATGCGCACACTCAAGTCCTTCTATGTGAAGTATGAGCGTAAGCTGCGTGAGGTGGTGAATGACTTCTGTAAGTATTACCGCTACCACAACACCAAAGAGGTAGTCTACTACTATGACAATACCGCACTGGGTAGTAATTACGCGGTGAATAGTGAAGACTTTGCTAAGACAATATGCAATGAGTTGGAGCGTAATGGTTGGAAGGTGACGCCTATTCACATTGGTAATCCGCTCAAGCACCATGAGAAGCACAAGGTCATACACCAGGGGCTGCGTGGTCAGAATGGATTATTCCCCCGCTTCAATCGGGATAACAACGAAGCTTTGATCCTGGCAATGGAGCAGGCCGGTGTGAAGATCGGCGGCAAAGGTTTCCAGAAAGACAAGTCCGGAGAGAAGCTGGCCGAGACTGAAGAGGACCGACTCGAGCACCGCACCGATGGCACCGATGCCTGGGATACATTGTACATCGGCATGAACTTCTTCCCTGTCACATCCGCAGGACACTCCCTCGCCTCCTACTTTGGGTAATCCGCACGCCTTTAGGTAATTACTTTTCATATAACGCAAAATTCAAGAAAGGTAATTACCGATTGGCGACAGGGCGGTGCGGAGTCTCGCGTGCGAGAAACTTGACAAATTCAAACTTTTATAATATTAACACCTTGAATAACAAGAATGTAGCTTTTTATTTACTTGACTCGTGGTAGATTGCCTGGTTTACCTTTGTCCTTTTGGCTGTTTGCACCTCCATCTATCTTGCCAAAAAAAGAGAAATGATATCCATTGCAGCAGCTCGAAAAATCATTGAATCCAAAGACCGGATCTCCATAAGTTTTTGGAAAAAGAACGGTGAAATCAGACACGTGGAGGAGTGTGAATGCACATCCTCATTCTTTGAGAAGAACACCTTTAACATCATACTTTTTCCATCTGAAGATATTATTACGATTCGAGCTTATTTAATCTTTTGTGTAAATGACCTGGAGGTGGCTTTATGAATACAACTTATGAAATACTTGAAGTGTCTGAAGGAGTATCGGCATTGCTAACCGAAACCTCACAGACCACAACCAACCTGTTTGAATCAACCGATGTGAAGCCCAAAGAGGTAAAGAAGGGCAAAGGTAAAATGGTGCCGTGGGGTGATGACAATAAGCTCCCCTGGGAGATTCTTGGAAAAGTGGGTAAGTCGGTGGTGATGAATCCCAACATGCTTTTTAATGTACTCACGGGTTACGGCCAGGGCATTGAAATCAAGAACCTGATGGATGGTAAATTTGTGGATCCGGAACAAGAGGTCAAAGATTTCTTTGAAGACAATGTGATCGATCAATACTACCTGGAGCAATTGAACGACATGAAGCCCTTCTTTTTCACTGCGACGGAAATCATCCTCTCCAATGATCAGAAGAAAATAACCGATATCAGCCATCTAGAGGATGTGTTTGTGCGCTTTGAAACCATGGATTCAAAAACCGGTAAGATTGGGCACATCTTTTATGCCAACTGGAAAGATGATCCCAAAGATGCTGATATCACCGCCATTCCCTTACTGGACCCCAAGCGGCCATTCAAAGACCTTACTGAGCGCATTGAGAAAGATAAGAAGCTGACCAAAGTGGCCATGCTCAACCGTTTCCCGTTACCCGGGCGAACGTACTACCCAATACCACCCTACGCCTCCGCCTTTGAAAGTGGTTGGTATGACATTGGCCAGCTCATCCCGGTTGGTAAGAAAGCGAAGTTTGAGAATGGGATCCGGGTCCGTTTCCACATTGAGATACACCGCGACTACTTCCCAAACATCTGGAAAGAAGAGAACATTACCGACCCAAAGAAACAGGTGGAGCGCAAAAAGAAGGAGTACGAAAACATTAAGAACTTCTTATCCGGAATGGCCAACAGCGGAAAAGCCTGGTTCTCTACTTTCTATGTGGATCCCACCGGGAAAGAAGTGCAGATGGTACGCATCACCCAACTGGATAAAGGGAAAGAAGGCGGTGATTGGATTGTGGACTCTGAAGAAGCCAGTAACATGATCTGTTATGCCCAGGGCGTTCACCCAAATCTAAACGGAGCCACGCCGGGTAAGTCCGGCTCTAACATGAGCGGCACCGATAAGCGTGAGCTCTTCACCATGAAGCAAGCCCTGGAGAAACCATTCCGTGATATACTCCTGCGCCCCATCAAACTGGTAGCCCGTTTCAATGGCTGGGAAAACCTGGTGATCCGTGTGCCGGACCTCATGCTCACCACGCTCGACAAAGGCACTGATGCGCAAAAAACCACTCCATCCACCGAAAAACAATAAACATGCTCGTTACTACCATCCAACAAATACAAAAGCATTTTCCCACCGTGTACGGGATGAATGACTTTGATCTGTTTGCTACCTATGTTGAAGGGGCCGAACGTTGGCTCAGACGTGAAGTACTGGGCCCGGATCTATACAACCGCATTGAATTAGCCCAGGAAGACACCGCCAATGCCCCCTTGGTGGACTTCTGCCGCAAGGTGATCAGCCTGAAAGCCGGAACAGTGGCCATTCCCTTTCTGGATCTGATACTGACAACCAACGGTTTTGCAGTAGCCAGTAATAAGAATGTAGCGCCGGCCAGTAAAGACCGGGTGAACCGTCTGATTGATTCAACCAAGAAACGCTACTACGAAGAGCTGGAGGAGTTGTTCATCTACCTGGAAGAAAACGATGAAACCTTTACCGAATGGAAAGCCTCCGATGCCTATGTGCTCACCTATGATCACATTGTTAACTCGGCCATCGAGTTCAGTGATTATGTGTTCATAGATAAAAGCCGCCTGGTATTTTCAAAATTACTGCCCTCAATTAGGAACATTGAGCGGTTGGAGCTACCCAAACACATCTCCAAAGCATTCACTGCTGAGATCATTGTCCAACAAAAAGATGATTCATTGACACCGGCCAACCTGCTAATTCTGGATGAACTCAAAGCAGCTGCCGCCAACCTTGCCATGGCCGATGGTATCGATGCCCTCAGTGCCGTGATAGATGAAAAAGGCATTAGCCGTGCCTATGTTATCGGTCAGAAATCATTCGCCAATGAAGACCGTTTGCTGGTCTTGCAAAAACACTTTACAAAGTTGGCCATGGATCACATGGGGCAAGTAGTGAAAGTGCTGGATGCCGCTCCGGATAACTATCCCACCTACCGCGACAGTGAAGTATACCAGGCTAAGATTGCCGGTTACGAAGGACATCAAAACAGTGAAGATTCATCCATTTTTGTAAGCGCATGAGAATAGATATAAATACAAAAAAATCATGGAACGATTTATCCGTAAAAGAGATCCTCCAGGTATCTTCCTTGTGGTTGCAAGGCAATAGTGAACAGGCTTTTTTATTAAAGGCATTCATGCTGCTGCATGGGCTCAGTCCGGTGAACCGGGAGTTAGAGGTTGATGCAAATACCAAGTGGTATTGGATGAAAGCTAAAGGCCGTCGTAAACCCTTCCTGGTAGATGTGGATGCGCTTACAGCCTCAGCTCAACAAATGAGCTTTTTAAAGGATGCCACTGAAATGAAAGCCATCCCTTTTCGTTGGTACCGCTCACCACATTCCCGCCTCTACAACCTGAACGTGTGGCAATACATCACCGCCGAAAACTATTATATGGCCTATGTGATGACCAAAGACACCAAACACTTGTGTCACCTGGCCGCCGCCATCTATTTGCCCTATTGGCGAAAGTTCAACGATAAGCACCTGAATCGCCGGGCGCAACATTTTGCCAAACAGAAGCCCGAAGTCATTCATGCGATTTTCCTCTTTTATTCCGGTGCACGTCATTACATCAAAAAACGCTTCCCCCACATCTTTAAAGAAGTGGCCACCGGTGACTCGTCACAGGCCGATTCAAAGAAACTGACCGCCATCATCCGGGCGCTCAATGGTGGTGATGTAACTAAAAACCCAACTATCTATCGGACACCATTAATCGAAGCTCTGGAGCAGCTGGATGAAATGAGCGAGATGGCTGAAAAGCAAAAAACTCAATAAGCATGGATATCATTGCCTACTTTCAAAATATCTGCAACACATTGGTGGATACCCGCGACACCTACACCTTTGCAAAAGTATCCGGATTAAGCCACCTGGAGGAAGTGTTGGATGACCGCAAGTCCACCAGATGGCTGGCCGTTGACAAAAGTCAGGACGGGAATTCCTACCGGGGTGGAAATGGCGGATTCTTTGAGCGACGCTTTCACACGGTTTTTCTCATTTTCAAGATGACTAAACGTGATCAAGACCATGAACCAGGCATGAATGAAGTGCGCACCATTTACAAAAAGATCCACTCCAAGATTATTCACGATCGGAAAATAAACCAGGACATGTTTTTCATGGATGAAGAGCTCCGCTTTAATGAGATTGAATACATTGGTGATAATTGTGCCGGGCTGATGTTCCACCTTACCAATGATGAAGCAACCGACCTAAGATACAATCCCGATGACTGGAGCTGATAAACGAGAAGGCATTCAGCGATGGGCCAATGTGGTCGTTGAAATGTGGGAGGAGAAAATTAAAGCACTCGACATTTGGGATGAAGGAGATCTGTATCATTCCTTTGTGACCCATGTGATGAACAACAGTGGCGGTGACGTGAGTAAGATCGACTTCTTGTTTAAGCAATACGGGATCTTTGTGGATATGGGTGTGGGCCGCGAAACTGCTCGCGGTAACAGTGGTGATTTAGGCCGCGAAAAAAAGCGGCAGGAAAAGCCCTGGTACAGTAAAGTGTTTTTCCGTGAAGTGCTCAAGCTGAAAGAAAAGACTGCTTCGGAATATGGGCAGCAAGCTGCATTTTTTGTTTCACAAGGTTTTGCGGATGCCTTTGATCAGCGGTTTACGAAAAAAGAAACTCAGTTCTCCAGGACGGTGAGCAGTTTGAAATCGGTTCGCTATCGGGATAAAAATAAAGCGCGTTGGTTGAAGAATTATCATGAGTATGGAAAGTTTCAATGGAGGAGTCGGAACCATCATTAAAAATATTTATAAAATACGCTCCGAAAGACCCGCTTCACTCGCCCCCCTGTCCTTTCCCTCCTAACCCCACCCCCTTATCATTGTGCAAAACTTACGCACAATGGCAGTTAACGAAACCGCAAAAGCAACGGTTTACCTCGATGGGAAGCAAGCCGAAACGGCCTTGGAAGGATTAGCCACACAGGCCAATAAGTTCCAGGCGGAGATGCACAAGGCTTTTGCAGCCGGCGACATGGATAAATTCAATAAGGCGGAGACCAACTTCAAATCCACGCAGAAGGCCATGCGCGGCCTGAAGCAGGAAGTCTTCAGTGTGGATAAAGTGATGCAGAACTTATCCGGATCCACCCTTTCCGATCTTCAGAAAGCCTATAGCAAAGTAACGCGTGAAATGGGGCGCATGAAACGCAGTGATCCGGGATGGAAGGATAAAAAGAAACAAGCCCAGGCGCTGAAAGGTGAGATTGTTAAAGTTAAGACCGAGATGAGTCGCATGCAAAGCTCTTCACAAAAAGCCTGGTCAACGGTGAAAGGCTGGTTGCCGGTGGCCAGTGTAGCAGGTTTTATTTCTCTATTAAAATCTGCCGGTACTGAGTTATTTAATCTCACAAAAACCATGCAAGGAGACGCCGTCCGCTCCACCACCGTCTTCGGTGACCAGCTGGGCTATGTTGCTTCCGAAGCCGAAAAAGTAGCCGACCGCATGGGCCTCACCAACCGTGAATTCGTAGCCAATGCCGCCGCCACTGCTGACCTCTTAATCCCGCTTGATTTTACCCGTGAAGCTTCCGCCAAGATGTCGGTAGAGCTTCAAGGCTTGACCGGTGCCCTGGATGAATGGACCGGAGGTAAACATGGAGCCGCTGAAGTATCCAATATCCTCACCAAGGCCATGCTGGGTGAAAACGAACAGCTCAAACAACTGGGTATCGCCATCCGAAAAGACAGCCAGGAGTTTCGTGACCTGGTGAAAGTGAAGCTAGCTGCCGGCGATGTCACTAAAGCACAAGCTGAAGCCATGACTACCCTTGAGTTGATCACAAAAAAGTCAGCCGATGCCCAAGCGGCATATAACCAGGAAGGGAATAAGTTATTACGTCTTCAAAAGTCGGTTTCGGTGTGGTGGAAAAAGAAGAAAGAAGCCATGGTGGAGTATTTTCAGGCATCCCAATCGGAGCAGCTGGAGAAGCAACAGCAACAAGTTAATTTATTGACAACTGCTTTGTATAACAACAACCTGGAGAATGAGGAACGGAAGAAGCTATACGATGAATTGAAAGTATTAGCCCCCGACATAGTGGCTACACTTGATGCAGAGATGAAAGCTACAGATGCCACACGCCTGGCTTTGGAAAAATACAATGATGCCATGATCAATAAGATCATATTGGCAAAAAAAGATGAAGAGTTAAACAGTGCCCGTGAGAAAGCAGCCGATGCCAGGATAAAACGGCGGCAGGTAGAACTCGATGTGATAAAGGAAATTATTGAGTCGGGTAGTTTCGCAAAAGCCCATTACGAGCGTGCGGGTAAGTTTGAGGAATATGAGACCATCCGGGATAGTTCGGATGATACCATGATAAAGCTTCAGGATTTGAGAGATCTGAATACCGGTTTGAATTCAGAATTTGAGAAAAGAAGTAAAACCTTAGCGGATGCCATTGCTGATGAGAAACATGCATTGAATGCGTTAACACAGCTTGAGAATAAAAAGAAGGATTTCTTAAAAGGTTTGAATACGGGATCCGGCGATGACGCTTCCACAGGTACACCAACAACGAAAAAACTCCCCACCGGCAAAGCACCCAAGCAAATCAAAATCAAAGGCATCAAACTACCCGACAACTGGGAAGATCAAGTATCCGAAGAGATGGACAAACTCAATGATAAACTCATTGAGGAGTATCTGAATGGGCGTGATCGCCTCAAACAGATACAAGAGGAGTACGGATTGGCCGATGCGGAAACCGTCAACCAACAGGCACTGGCATCCATCAAGAAACTACTGGATGAGCGGGTGATTTCCGAACAAGAATATCAAAATGCCAAAGCCGCCATTGAAGAGAATTCCCTGCAGCAATCCATTGAACGGCAATTGAAGTACCGCATGCTCCAGGAGGATAGTCGCCTCTTGGATATGGAAACGGAGGAGTTCAACTACGAGGAACGTCTGGCACTGGAAGAAGAGCGTTATCAGGCCGCTGTGGAGATCGAAAACGATCGGTATGCCCTGGAGGTTGAACGCGCCCGGGATCAGAAAGAGCTGCTCCTGGAGCTGGAGAATGACCATAAGAAGGAACTCATCCGGGTGGAAGAAACCTATGGACAGCGAAAGGCTGACGTGGTAGCCAAACAGAATGC